GTAGATCGTTGTGCTAAAAAAACCGCTTGGTCTTTATCTTTCTTCTGTATATTGCATAATCGACACGCAGCAACCAAATTGTCGTGCGTATCCTCGCCGCCCTTGACCTTTGGCACAATATGATCAACTTCATTAGCCACATCACCACAATAAGCACACGTGTAACTATCGCGTCTAAGTATCTCAAGTCTAATCTTCTTCCAATGCGCAGTAGCACGATAAGGCTTTAGTGCCATCTGTATTTCTCCCAATGTTTGTAGGCTCTACACGCATTGCCGTATCGATGCTTGACATATATCAAATGTGCATCGATCTGTTCATAAGGGTTAAGTGTGCCATACCATTTAGATCTCATCTGACCTAATCCATAATGGCTTCCATTTCTGGCTTTATAGTTCCATCTAGACTCTTCATAGATTAGCCAGTTGTAACATTCAAACTCATTCCAGTTGAGTTTGTTATATGCATAAAGCTTTATATTCATAACGTGAAATGGCTTTTGATTTGCAGTTGCTTTTATTGATCCAGCGCAGCTCAGTGCAATTGCCATGCTCGCAATAAACAGACCTCTGGCCAATGCTCGCCTCGCGGCAAAGCTGCCTCTCAGGCTTTGCGAGAGTCTGAGCATACCAACGCTGTCAAGTTTAATTACTTTTTGTGCGTAATTTCGGGCGTGTCGCATTCTTCGCAATACACCCTGTTGCCATAAATCCATAAACCACAACCTTTGCATCGGTGGATAAGTTTCGGTTCAGTAGCCATTGGCTTTTAATAAATACACAAGATCTTCTACTCGGAGTACCGCCACCCAATCATCGATGGCGGCTTCTCCTTGACCGTTTAGGCGCATGACGGCTACGCCCAGTCCCTCGGTCTTTCGGTCTTTCAGCTGCTGCATACAGGATTTCGGATCAAACTTTGACCTCGCTTTAACTTCAATATCTAATCCATCAATGCCTTGAATATCTGATCCTGCTGCACCTGATCCGACCTGATAGGCATGTTCCCACCCATGATCACGCAGATATTGTGCTAATATCCGCTCAGTTTCGCGTCCTCTGACTTTACGCGATTTACTCACTAGTTAGTCCTCACGTGACAAGTGCGGCATTCGCAAGGCTTAGCTGCCCCCGCAGTTATAGGCTCATTGCAATTGTCGCACACGTCCATCGATCTTTCTAGGATTAACATCATTCATCACCTGCCCTTGTTAACATGTCTTCCCAACAGGTTTCACATAGGCAACTCAATGATTCTTCCATCAGGATTTCTTTCAATGGCGCAGCTTTACCGCATACATCACAGCAAATTTGAACATAAGTACCATTATTCAATTCTGGACTCATCCGGCTATCCTGTCTTCGTCTTCCGGTCTAAAATTCCATCGACCAGATGGATCTAAAACCATCCATATTGGCTGACAATGTTCAGCCTTGCGCTTATACGGCAATGGACACATCCAGCCACGATATGCGCCTTTCTTGCCTGTACCCTCACGCAATGTGCGTACACCGTGCGCACAATTAGGCACAATCTCAGCTTTAACGCCATTGATAACATTGCTGATTGCTTCATCGAGCGTTAGAACATCTGCCGGCGGCTCGATAGTCGTGTCCCAAACAATTTGTGCGGCTGGGTTGTTCTCTTGTATGAAATCTTTTTGTGCTTCAGTCCGTACACGTATAGGTGCAGGCTCGCTTTTAGCGTCGTTAACCTTAGCCATTTCCAGACTACTTGCTCGCTTTCCCTTAGCAGATAATCCGAGGTTCGCCAAGGCTCTTCCAATTGCAGAAGTCTCACAATTTTCAAACCAAAAATCACGATCAACGCCACGATCTTTGCGCTGACCACGCGCATAACCAATAGCGGAAGCAGCAGTATCAACGTGAGTACGATAAACAGTTGCCTTAAATATGACCGTTCCTTTTTCTTCGTCATTGCTGACAAGCTCAGTAAGGATTGAGCCATCTTCAAACTTCTTGTAGAAGTTGTGGATTCGCGTGTCGACATCTTCATAATTCTCCAAGTTGAACATCTAGTGTTTCCTTCCCTTGTGCGTATTCGATTTGTTCTCTGAGTGTCCACGTATATGAACCCCAGTCTTGAACGTAATTGGCGCAAGCCTGACAGTAATGCCTGACAACAATTTGTCTGCCGGGTCGTTTACTCGTTATTTGCCAAACGGCTTGCGTTTGTCCTTTCCAATGATTGACCCCCCATTGCATCTTGCAGTAATCGCACCAAATCCCTTTGGGCGATCTAGTAAGCATCCAAATCATTCCAATCTTTGACTGCGAGTTCGCCGGCGATAGCGAAATAGGCGACTGCGTCCAGCCAAGAATCGTGAACGTTTCGAGTTTCCATAATTCTTGCGAGCTTGACCAATGCCATACAGATTGCAACGTCTGCCGGGTCAAGTTCACGCTCCAAGAAGGTTGACCAAAGCTGCGCTGTTCGCAACATTGTGAGGTCGTAATGACCATGCGTTGCCCCTCTTTCAGTAATCGTGTCTGCCGCATCAGTCAATAAATCTTTCGCTCGCCACGATTTTGCCGCGGGTGAACCCTTTTGCGTAACCATTTTGATAGCCCCTTTGATAGATTGAATCGATTGCAATATAAATAAATAAACCAAGAAAGCCCAAACCAATTGTGATCATCACAATCTGTTCAGCTGTAAAGTTATTCGACATCTGCACTCACCCCATGAACATCGAGAAAGTACGCAGCCAACACTTCACGGCTTAATCTGCCGCGCTCTTGACTAATGCCTAATTTGGATTTCGCATACTGTCTAATGAAGCTTGCCTTCACATAAACTTTACCGTCCGTGTATGCCCCGGACTTACGGTCAAACCGTATTACGCCCATTCAAATCCCCTTTCAAATAGGATTTCAAATCCTATTTTGAAGGGTAAATACCTATTTTGTCAACGACACGCCCTAGATTGACCACCACCCTTGACGTGTGGCTTTACCGTCTTTAATCCACTTACGATGAAGATAATGCTGGTATGCCCAATCAATGTCACGATTATCCGTATCGTTTACCTTCAACAACAAATGATCCGTCTTTTTCCACCGGGATTGCCAAAGGCGTAACGCTCTTACGATCCACATACAGCAGCCCAAAACCTTTCTGCCAATTCATCGTTCCACGTGTGTAATAGGCTTGACGCTCATCCATCAAATGCCCCACCTCAAACCCTGTGAGGATACCCGTTAAAACGCCACCAGAAGCCGTCGTAAAGGACGAAATCCCCTGCCTATGGGTATGACCACACACCACGCTCTTTCCGTGTCTCTTAGCGGCTTCTAAAGCCGTTAAACCGCCTTGTGGCTTTGTGCTTTGCTCGTCACCATGCACCATAACCCAATCAGGATGGAACTGATATGGCTTGTGATGGTAAGTAATACTTAATTCGTCTAACCGTAAAAACCGCTCGATGGTTAGCTCCGGCAACCCAATCAAGCCGGGTAGGCGTTTGCTCAGGGAGTTGTACAGTCTAGCTGAATGGTTGGATCTACTGAGATGTTGAACTTGCAATTCGGATAAGACTTCGACAGCTGCATCACGGTCTCTGCCAATACTGCCAGACCACTCATCTCGACCGGATGACCATCGGCTAATTGTTTGGAAGTCGATTTCATCGCCCACGCATAAAACGTCATCAGGCTTGTATTTTCTGATGAACTTGGCGACATTCTTGACGGCTTTCTTATCATGGAAGGGAACTTGCAGATCTGATATAACGACAATGCGCTTAATCTTCGTCCTCGTCATCCTCGTATTGATGCTCAGGATTTGGCACAATCCAATCGGGCAATCGCATCTGTTCTTCGATATACCATCTGGCTCGATCTTCGCCATATCCGGCGCGCACTAAAGCTTCGTAGCATTCAACAATCTGCGCAGCCCAAATATCGATGGGCTTTAACGGCTCACCTGATCTGCGCGCAGCAGATTCTTTGCGCTTACGCCGAGCGGCGAGTTCGCTTTTTGTTGGTTTTCTTGCGCTCATTAGTCAGCAATTCTAAGACCATTGATTCAAGTTTATCGATGCGCGACACGATGTTTGAAGCTTCAAGAATGCCCGGCACTTCATGTCGAATAATGTAACGAAGCCCGCCGACAATTAGCGCACAACACGACAAGATGGCAGCTACAAACCCTGCCCATTCTGCTGGACTCATCGCCGCCCAAATGCCGGATCGTTAGGGTTTAAGTATCGAAGGATGACAGGCAGACTCGCGACTAGAGCAGCATTGACAATTGCAGGTGCATCCCAACCCACCGCTAAGTAAGTTGCTATTCCTGCTGCTAGGAACGATCTTGCCCACGATGCTGCTATTGCTTTGATTTCCTGCATTTGATTCTCCTGTAAGAATGGGGATACGGAACATACTGCCATCATCATCGCCCTTAGCAGTAAAACTAACGTGAATGTGCTTATTATGAGGATTGATGCCCTTATATGGACGCCAAGCGTAATTGAGTTTCCAAGATGCTATTTTGCCGTTAAAGATTATGTAAGAGATTCGTTTATCAGATCTGGCAAGTAATCGTAACTGATCCGCAAGATCGTAAGCTGCGGATTTGTCTGATTGTAAATCAGCGTCAATATCGAGGGCGCGTACAATGCCCGCAGCATCAGGGTTATGGTCAGATTTAGGAGAATGAGCCTTGTGCTGGGGCGACGCAACGCTGCCATCGGAACGTCGATGTCTATCGGGGAACGCATCGTCAATCTGCTCGCGTAACTGTTGCCCCGCTTTGCACAGTTTAGGCATTAGATTCCAAGTGCCGCTTTCAAA